CTAAGACTGGATTCCCGAGGGTAATCCCGCCTGAGCACCGTCTCTATATCCGCGAAGGCCGTAAAGGCTTTTTTTCGGTTATGGTTGACGTTTTTTATGTTATACCGGGTGGTAGACATAAAGGCTAAGGTTAGTGTGGATGCGTTGCTGGCACCATGGGATGGGTGCCCCAACGTGAGGGCGGAGTGGATGGTGTGGCTCCCGACCTTTAAAAGGCTTCTACTGAAGAGAAGCCGCGTCTGCCGCGAGTGGCATATTACCACTCCCGGAGCTGACGGTGAAGGTTTCTTTCGGGGAGCTCCCCTAAAACCCGTCTTCCGCCCACTAATGTCTTCCGGCCCCAACTCGACTATGGGAGCGCCGAGTATGGCCACCGTTTTTCATGACGCGATCTCAGTGACGAAGCATGATTTCAAGGAAATCTTTTATGCTTATTGTGATGCGATCGGTGCCGGGAGTGTTTTCTCTCGGATCGTTCGAAACACCGCCATGAGACCGCGTGATGAACTCCAGTGGAGGGGAGAAGCAGTAGGGGAAGGATATGGCAGCGTAGGCCGCCTATCGTTCAAATATGAACCCGGTAAGGTGCGTATCTTCGCCATACTCGACTTCTGGACTCAGACTGTGTTGCGAGGCCTTCATGATACTATTTTTAGTATTTTGAGGTCTTTAAATCGTGGCGAGCAGGTCATAGACGGGACATTCGATCAGGTTTCTGCCTTTGATTATTGTAAGGCAACTGGTCGCGTGTTTTGGTCATTTGACCTTTCTTCTGCTACTGATCGCTTCCCAGCTTGGGCTCAGTCGTCGTGTATTGAAGTGCTCTTTGGGGGTGGATTGGGTATCGCGTGGGAAGAGCTCATGTGCGGGCGTGATTTTCACGTTCCGTGCGTTAGGCCAGGGCGGGCAGTTGGAAAGTTTTCCAGCTTTTTAACCCAGGATTACAAAGTGGTCCTGGGGTCCGTCCCGGTGAAACGGCTACGTTATGCCGTGGGCCAGCCCATGGGGGCTCATTCCTCCTGGGGAGTATTCGCCTTGTCTCATCACGCTTTAGTACAATGGGCTGCGAATCGTTGCGGATACAAAGAATGGTTTGTGGAGTACGTACTGTTGGGAGACGACGTGGTTATATTTAACCGCGACGTCGCCCACGAGTATTGCCGACTAGTTCGTCGAATGGGAGTTATTATTTCTCCCACCAAGTCGTTAGTTCAGGCTACGGGTGTGTTTGAATTTGCG